CCGCTGGGCTATCATTCGTAATACTAACCCACAGCTGAGAACAACCACCATCAAGACATGGCTTGATTGGTTTCCCGAAGCTGAATGGGGTAAGTTTCTATGGTCAGTTCCATATACACACTGGATTAAGCAGGGTGATCTGGAACTAGAAGTTATCTTCCTAGCCCTTGACCGTCCAGAAGATGTAAAGAAACTTCTCTCCCTTGAGTTAACTGGCATCTGGATTAACGAGGCTAGGGAGATACCTAAGTCTATCATTGATGCGTGTACTATGCGTGTTGGTCGTTATCCTTCTATGAAAGATGGTGGCTGCACATGGACAGGTGTGATTGCAGATACAAACGCACCAGAGGAAGATCATTGGTGGCCTATTATGTCAGGTGAAGTGCCAATACCAGATCATATTCCTAAAGAAGAAGCCAAGATGTTGGTAAAGCCAGATAACTGGCTTTTCTTTACACAACCGCCAGCAATGCATGAGGACAAAGATCAAGATGGCAATGTTACTGCATATCATTCAAATGATAATGCAGAGAACAAAGTAAATATGAGATCTGATTATTATACAAACATAGTACAGGGCAAAACTAAAAGCTGGATAGATGTCTATGTAATGAATCGTCTTGGCACAATACAAGATGGTAAACCTGTATATCCAATGTTTGCACCTGATGTGCATATAGCCAAAGAAGAAATACCAGTTGCTTCTGGTGTGCCTGTTTATATTGGTGTTGACTTTGGACTTACACCAGCTGCTGTGTTTGGACAAAAGGTTCGAGGTCGGTGGCTTATCCTACAAGAAGTAGTTGCTTTTGATATGGGTATAGTAAAGTTTAGTGAAGTACTGCGTATTGAAATAGCATCACGCTACTCTGACTGTGAAGTAAATATAATTGGAGATCCGGCTGGTGACTTCCGCGCACAGACTGATGAATCTACACCTTTTCAGATTCTTCGAGGCTGCGGTTTGAAAGCAAGGCCAGCGCAATCAAATGATGTGTCGTTACGCCTTGAAGCTGTAAATGCAACCCTTAGTAGAATGGTTGAAGGGCAATCAGGTTTTTTGCTTGACCCTCGATGCCGTACACTCATTAAAGGTTTTGAGGGTGGATATCAATACAAACGTATGCAAGTATCCGGTGAAAGGTTTGATGATAAGCCAGAGAAAAACCACTTCTCACATATACATGACGCATTGCAGTATCTTATGATGGGTGCTGGTGAAGGTAGAAATATCTTGTCAAACATACCAAATATTTCTAAACCTTTTCAGGCAAAGATGGAGTTTGACGTATTTACCAGAAAGCCAAAACAAAAACGTCAAAGCCTTTGGGCAAGAATGTAAGGAGTAGAATATGTGTACGTCATCTGTATTCAAACCAGTTGTAAAGTTAACACGTGGATTGCTTGGTATTGAAAAGCCAAAAGCGCCGCCTGAATCAGAAGAAGCAAAAGAGGCTCGGCGTTTAAGAAAAGAGATGATGGCTTCTGAGGAAGAAAAGCAGAAAGAAGAACGTCAGAAAAGATTGCAAGATCAGGTTCGCAGACAAAGACGAGGCGGCTCTGGCAAACGCTCTCTTATTACAGGACAGGGTGGTGGTATTGGCTACTTTGATGAGACAACATGATGGAAAAATCAGCACTTAGAATGTTAGAAAAGTTTCAGAAAGCAAAAACTAACAGAGTGCTTTTTGAATCTTTGTTTGAAGAATGTTATGAATATGCAATGCCAATGCGTCAGAGTTTCTATTATGAATCTCCGGGGCAGCGCAGAGATGATAAGATCTTTGATGAAACTGCTGTTGTTGGCGTTCAAGAGTTTGCATCACGTCTGCAATCTGGCCTTGTTCCTAACTTTGCAAGATGGGCAGATCTTCTAGCTGGTAGTGAAGTGCCAGATCAGAATCAAGATGACATTAATAACAGTTTAGATCAGGTGACAGATTATGTCTTTGAAATCATCCAAAACTCGAACTTCGGGCAAGAAGTCCACGAATCGTTTATGGACTTGGCTGTTGGCACAGGAATCCTTCTTGTTGAAGAAGGTGACGCAGTTAATCCAATACGCTTTAATGCTATTCCGTTACCGACTGTTTACCTCGATACAGGTCCAGATGATAAAATTGACCATGTATATAGACAGCGTTCGCTCAAGTATGAAGAGATACCTATCGCGTATCAAAAAGCGGAGCTTGGAGAAAAAACAGCGAAATCTGTAGAAACAAATCCAGATGCTAAAGTTGATGTGGTAGAGATAGTTTGCCGTAATTATTCTAAGCCGAATCAAGATCTGTTTGACTTTTTTGTTATTAATATACCTGATAAAGAACTTATATTCCAAGATCAGTTCTCTGGCACAGGATCAAATCCATTTGTATGTTTTCGCTGGTCTAAAGCCAGTGGTGAAATTTATGGACGTGGACCTTTGATAAATGCTCTTAGTGCAATCAAGACTACCAACCTCACAATCGAGTTGGTTCTTGAAAATGCACAGATGGCTATCTCTGGCATCTATCAGATGGATGATGATGGTATTATTAATACAGATACAATCAATCTTGTTCCCGGCACAATTATTCCAAAAGCTATGGGTTCCCAAGGTTTACAGCCAATACGCAATGCTGGGAACTTTGATGTAGCCAATCTTGTGCTTGGTGATATGCGTAATAATATCAAACGTGCTTTGTATAATGATATGCTTGGTGATCCTAATAAAACACCAGCATCAGCTACAGAAGTTGCAGAGCGTATGGCAGATCTCTCCAGAAGAATTGGTTCTGCTTTTGGTCGTTTGCAAGCAGAGATGGTGCAACCAATACTTCAACGCGTTGTATATATCCTTAAAAAGCAGGGACGTATTGAGTTGCCTACGATAAATGGTAGAGAGATCAAAGTTCGATCCACATCTCCGTTGGCACAGGCACAGGCAAATCAAGATATATCTTCTATCTCAAGGTACTTGCAACTTGTTGGTGGCACATTTGGCCCTGAAATATTGAATCTTCTAGTAAGCTCTGAAGATGTAGCTGTTCATTTAGCTAAGAAGTTTGGTGTTCCTGATACGCTTGTTAGAGATAAAGTGGACAGAGAACAGCTGATTCAAGCTGCACAACAAATGGCGGCACAGCAACAACAGCAACAGATGATGGCTAGTGAGAATGTCCAGCAATAATAGAATTGGTATAGATAACTTTCCTCGTAAAATATCTGATGATAATAATATATCTCTTAATGTTCGCACTTGTTTTAGGACACCAACTGGACAAGAGGTAATTAAGTATCTGCGTTCTATTACAATAGAAGCAGTAACCGGGCCAGCTGCTAGTGACGCTGAATTGCGTCATTTGGAAGGGCAGCGGTACATCGTGGGTCTTATTGAAAGACGTATTAAACATGCAGAAAAGGTAGATAAAAATGGATGAAGCAGACAATGTGGAGGTAGCAGTAGCTACAGAAGCACCTGTATCCTCACGACCTGAATGGTTGCCTGAGAAGTTTGAATCACCAGAAGCTATGGCAAAATCATACGGTGAACTTGAATCTTGGAAGGGCAAGCGTGAAGAAGATCTTAAATCTGAATTAATTTCAGAAATGGAAAAAGAAGCATACTCGAATAGACCAGCTACAGCTGGTGACTATGCTATTCCAGAAACTGTTGATGAAGAACTTGCAACTGATAATGCGTTATTTCAGTGGTGGGCAGGACATGCCTATGAAAATGGCTATAGTCAGGAAGAGTTTGAAGATGGTATTAAACAATTCAATGAAGCATTAGAAATGATGCAGCCTGATCTTGATGCTGAACAACAAGCTCTTGGTGATAATGCTGAAGCTAGAATTGAAGCTGTAAGTCTTTGGAGCCAAAAGTTTTTTCCAGCAGATTATGAAGATGTTATTCTTGGCATTGGACAATCTGCTAAAGGCATTGAGATGATGGAGTTTTTGATGCAAAACGTAAAAGATTCATCTGTATCTCCAACATCCATACCATCACCACAACAAACAGAGGATGAGCTTCGTACAAAGATGCAAGATCCTCGTTATTGGAATCCTGTAAAGAGAGATCAAGGCTTTGTCAGAGAAGTGTC